TCCGAGAAGGAATCGAGAAGGTTTTCACCAGAATCGAGAAGACCGGCTTTCTCGATTTGTGCCGTCGCGCTTTCTCGATTTTTCTCGATTTTGACCAGCCAGCCCGTTTCGAGAAGGGCAATCGAGAAACCTTCGAGACGAACGTACTGGTCGATCCAGTCGGTCGTGATGCCGAGCGCGAGACCGTCAGCAAGATGACGGTCCGCCCAGCTCCAGATGCGGTGAAGTCGGCCGACGACGCTGTACTCGTCGACATGGAGACGTGCTGCGATCGCAATGACGATCGGGTCTTCCGAGAGGTCTGTGCTCATTTTGATCCAGTCGCCCATGTCATTTTTCCGCCATGCCTTCGATGCGGTTCGAGAGTCCGAACAGCTTGCTCAGGTGCGACCAGATCGCGTCGCGCACGCGGCGAACCTCGTGCTGCTCGACCCGGCCGTCTTCGAATGTCCTGGTGATCTCGTTGCCGATGTCTCCGAAGGTCTTCATCGACTCGGACATCATTTCGATCACGTCGCTGTCGGCGCAGTTGTCGGCGTGCGGCACTTCGATAAGCGCCATGCCGAGGTGCCGGGCCCACGTTTCGAGGATGCGGCGATCGTTGGCAAGATCCGACATGCGCAGCGCTTCAGCTAACGTCAGGTGATGCGTGGCGATATTGGGATTGACCTTGTTGCGGAGAACCTGAGCACTGACACCCATGCGCGGCGCCAGAGACTCGCAACCGCCGTCGTATTCATGCGCAACGGCGTGGGCTGTGTCGAGGATGTTCAATGTCTGCTCCAGACAAACGTGTTTTGTTGCAGCGCGACGAGGAATAATTGGTTCCACAGTCGCTGCACTGCGGGGAATCAGGCGGCGGCTGCTTCACGGGGGTAGAGCTCGGGGGCCAGTTCATGGCGGCTCACCCCCGAGGCGTTTTCGACAGCGAGAACGCGATGCGGCGGAACTCGACCGGTCGCACACATCTTCTGGACTGCTTGAGGGGTGCAGCCAAGCTTCCGCGCAAGGGCGGATTGGCCGCCGACGACGGCGCATGCGCGCTCGATCGGTGACGTTTCCGTGTTTTCGGAGGTTTCCATGACTGGCGGTATCCCGGTTGTTGATCTACAACCGAAAGTTACACTTTACAACCAAGAAGATCAACCATTTTTTGCAGTGTCATCTACAACCGGTTTTTGTACTATCCGGGGCATGATTGATATTCCGATCGGCACGCGCATCAAAGAACAACGACTACGGGTGGGACTGAATCAGTCCGAACTCGGGCGCGCGCTCGGCATAAGCCCTCAGGCGGTACAAAAATGGGAAGACGGCAAATCGTCGCCCAGAAACAACAAATTGCCTGAGCTGGCGGCAGCCCTTAGCACATCTGTGCGCGAACTGATTCGCGGAACAGCATTGGAAGGAATTGCCGAATCAGATGGTAAAAAAGATGTAAGCGGCGGTAGAGTTTTCCCCCAAAGGAGCGCTAGGAAAAGCGCACCAACGGATCGATCCGGCCTTGTGCCTCTCATCTCTTGGGAGCAAGCAGCCGAATGGGGGCAAAAATTGACTACCGAAAATGTTGAGGCAGAAGACTGGCTTCGCTGCCCGTTTGACCACGGGAAAGAAGCTTTCGTCGCGGAAGTGACCGGCGAAAGCAATTACGAGCCTACGGGCCGAAAATCATACGCTCCCGGCGAACTCGTCTACGTGGACCCCAATAAGGAACCTGGCAACCGGAGCATGGTCGTCGTCCGCGTCGACCGCGAGGAGCGCGCGACTCTAAAGCAACTGCTGATGGATGAAGGAGGCACCCGGCTTCTTCGGACACTGAACCCTAACTGGCCTACCCATAAGGCAGCCCCACTGCCGGAAAACGCCAGAATCATCGGGGTCGTGCTTGGAAAGTGGGTTCCAGAATGAGAAGAATTCTCACGCCCAATCTGAACTGACATAGGGGTAACCCTTGCATCCCGCCGCGTGCGGGATTTTTTTCGCCCTCGACTACAACTTTCTCTTGCAATGTCAAGTTGTAGGTTGTAATCTGTAGTTGTAGACAGAAACAACCGTGAGGTGACCGAAATGCCCTGCTTCCACCGACTCCACACCGTTCTCGTGCTTCTCGCGAACGGCTACCTCGAAGTGTCCTGCCCGAACTACGAAGCGTCCGAGCTGCGCCGCCATTGGGTAATCCGTCGCACCGTCGACTATCGAAATGTCTGCTGGGGCTGACCATGAGCACACTCCACTACTGCGGCAAACAGGCTCTCGCGATGGGCGAATACGTCGCTGATCGCGCCAAGGCGAAGATCGACAAGGCGCTCGACGATGCCGAGTCACGCGACGAAATGATCGCAGCGCGGGCTCAGGAACTGATCAACGAGCGCAAGGCTGCGATGGCGCCGATCGACATCGTGGCGGGCATGCAAAGCGTGATGGAAGTCGCAGCAGAAAAGATCCGTCCGCATCTGCTTTCGAACCGTATCGACTACGTCGGGGCGATGGTCTTCGCGCTGATCAATCTCTACATCGAGCAGGACAGCGAAGTCATGGCGAACGACTGGATGGATCGGATCGACGCTGAGGTTGCCAAGTGGGGTGTGCAATGAGCGAGATCAAGCACACGCCGGGGCCGTGGAAAGCTGACATCCACGATTACCCCATCGCAGACACAGGAGACTACGGAACATCTTTTCGGGTGCTTGACGTCCACGGCGACACGATAGCTACCTGCGACTACACCAAAGACGAAGGTGATGAGACGGTCGCCAATCTCAACCTTCTGGCGGCGACTACCGATCTGCTTGAAGCGCTGCAGATGGCAGAAAAAAAGCTGCTTGAACTGGAACACAGAGTCGGTGGCAGCGACGACGAGATTAGCGTCGAGGTCGAAATATTGACGGCACGCGCCGCAATCGCCAAAGCCACCGGGAGCCAGTCATGAGCGAGATCAAAGACGGTGGGCCGGCGTTTCCCGGTCCTGACCAAGCTGAGCAAACGGTCGACATCAACGAAGGCATGACGCTGCGTGACTACTTCGCAGAGGGAGCATTGCAGGGAATCTGCGCTCATGTGGACAGTTGGGGGCTTGGAAGCGCTCAGCAAATCGCCGACAAGTCATATGAACTCGCCGACGCCATGCTGCGCGCCCGAGGTGCCGCATGAGCGCCCTAACCCTCCTCGTCCTGTGGACGTTCATCGCCTGGTGCTTCTGCCGCGTGGTGAGGTTCGCGTGAGCGCGCCCACCGAACGCGATCTGCGCCTCGCAGACCTCTCTCTCGCTTTCTCCGCTGGCGTGTGCGCGGCTGCTGTCTGCGCGCTCGTCATCGCGACTTTCTATCTGAGGCTGACATGCTGAAAGACCGAGTTCTAGACCTGAAGTACGAGATGTTGATGGAGCGTACCAAGCGCCGTCAGGAGGCTGCAAAGGCTGCTCTGGTTCGTCGCGGCGTGGAGCCTCGAGTTCGGATCGGCGCGCTGTTCGTGCCCGGCTATATCGCGAAGCACTTTCATCATTGCCCGACGGTTGGGGGTGTGCGGTGAACACGTCCACCATTCGCGCACTTGCTGACGCGCATGAAAAGGCTTGTGATCGGCTCGGCATCCTGCTCGACGAAGCCAAATTCCTGAAGCTCTCAGGGCATCAGGAAGGCGTGACACTTCACGTAAGCATCGGCGGCAAGTCGCGTCTGTTGAGCGTCGCTGCTGTGACTCGCGAAAGTGGCTACGCGTCCGTTCAAGTACGCGGTATGGAAATGATCATGCTCGGCGTGAAGAAATGGTACGCGGACGCTATTGATCGCGAGCGGGCCAACGTCAAGAAAATCGAAGCGCAGATGCGCGAGGCCGCGCAATGATCCGCCGCCTCTCCACCCTCAGCAACCGCCACCCGCTTCTTAGCATCCTCGCGGGCTTCGTGGCGCTGATCCTTCTCACGCTGCTCGTCGTGCCGGCTGATCCGGTTGAGGTCGATGCGGCGATTCACCGTAGCACCACGTAACCACCCTGTCGCCCGGCCGAGTCTCGGGCATGGAGATCCAAATGAATGACCTCGTCGACCTGTCGCCCAAAAGTCTTGATGAAGCCCTGAAGCTGGCTGACATGCTGGCCGATTCCAGCATCGTGCCGAAGGATTTTATCGGCAAGCCGGGTAACGTTCTCGTCGCCATCCAGTGGGGCATGGAACTCGGCCTGAAGCCGATGCAGGCCATGCAGAACATCGCCGTCATCAATGGTCGCCCGTCGCTGTGGGGTGACGCTGTGCTGGCGCTGGTGCTGGCCTCGCCGCTCTGCGAATACATCGACGAGTGGGAAGAAAACGGCACTGCGTTCTGCAAGGTCAAGCGCCGTGGCAAGCCGGAAGACATTCAGCGCTTTGGCGACGCAGAGGCGCAGAAAGCCGGGCTCGCTGGCAAGCAAGGACCGTGGACCCAATACCCGCAGCGTATGAAGAAGATGCGCGCGCGCTCGTTCGCGATCCGCGACAACTTCGCCGACGTGCTGAAGGGTATCCAGATTGCCGAAGAAATCAGCGATTACCCGTCCGAGAAAGACATCACGCCGTCACGCCACGTGTCCGGTGCCGAGATCGCGGCAGCCGCGCTGCCGAAGCCTGCCGAGCGCGATGATCGTCTG